TCTGTGTTGTCATCTAACAACATCACAAGTTTAGAACTACGAGGAACTTTAGTACGAAGCATGAAGTTCCATTTGTTGTCTGGATTCTTTATATGGTCAGTAATAAATTCTTCAATTGATTTACCAAACACCATCTGTGCTTCTGCTGCCATTGGAATCACCAAAGCAGATTGGTTTTGATGCCAACCTAAATCCTCGTATTGATATGCACCTTTGCGTTTGACTTTACCATTGGTGTATAAGGCTATATAGTTGTTGACATCACGAATAATCATCTTTGAATAGTCCGCAAACTCCAATTGAAGTTTAACCTGATCTTGCCAGTTATTACAGATCATATCATATTCGTCTTTGTAAGCTCTAGGTAATGCAACAGTGATACCATCGGTGTTCACTTGAATAATCTTCAGATCCGGAATGTTCAACAACTTCTCAGCTAACAAACACAACGACAACTGACCATTTACTGTGATCGACATTGTAAACTTTGGATCATAAAAGATACTGTATTTGTCATTTGATTTACCATAAGTACCATTTAGTGCTAACTTGAGCATTGCATTTTCAGCACTGCCTTTTGGATAGGACTTACGTTGTTCGTACATATCTTGATAAATATCACAAAAGGTTTCACCCAAGTGATCAGGATAAATACGATTACTAATTGCTAAGTTAGGGTACATCGAACTTACGTCTGCATCAATCAATTGGTACTTCTTGGTTTCCTTTGCAATCTTAGATTCAATGCTACCATGAATACCGCCTGTACCGAAGTCAAATCTGAAACCATCAATAACTACGTTTAGTGTTTCAGCAATCCTCCAATTCATCCAATACGACTTCTTAGGTATGCGCTTTTTCTTTTGCTTCTTACTCAAGTTAGGGCTACCATCTTCATCAAGATGATATTCCATAATGTGTTCACCGTTTTCGTCAAAAGCATATTCTGTAGCTTTCAACTCTTCTTCATCAACCCAACCCAAAGGATGTTCATTCTTGAATTCTAAAATATCTTCATCGGTCGGTTTACCTTTGAATCGCTTACGTTTTACAATCAATTCAGAATATTTTGCAAGATCACCAAGATCATGCTCTTCTACATCCGAGAATACCCCTTTTGTTTCAGTGATAACTTGTTCTGAAAACCATTTCATGACTGCAATAAATTCAGGTCGTTTAAAATCATAATAGTCAAATAAACAATCCGAAATCTTAATCTTGTCACGCTTCGTTTGTTTCATTACAAGTTTACCATTACGATATTCTTTTAGCTTTACTCCTGCATTTTCTAGGCTCATTGTAAAGTATTCAGCGCCAATCTTTGTGTCATCGCAATTTGTCCAATCTTTGTTGTATTTATCGGACAATGCTAAGCGAAAGTCAATCTGCTCCTGACTTGCATTAAAGAAGTTCAATGTAGCAGCTACGTCATGAATATTGTAAGCTTTCAACTTGTCAATTTCTTCATGACTTAAAGTTTGACCAACAGCAAAAGGTAAGTCTTCAATATTATTCATACGCATATTGAATTCGAGCATTTTCAAACCAGTAGCACGTGCTTTATTATTGAAGTGCCATACTCGATACAAGTCAATGTGTTTAAAATAACACTCAGACGATTTGACAGTATTACCAAAACCATCATCTTTAAACGAATTAATCTGCTCTTGTGCGTGGCGATATACTCTCATAGCAATGGACTTACCATTTACAGGTAATTTCTTGCGGTCAGTGTGCAATCTGTGCAGAATAGGATAGTCGAAGTTAATACCATTGAATGAGATCATGTATTCGTTATTCTTATGCAAGTAATCCATACAAGCAAATACCCGGTCAATTTCATTAACTCGATCTGATACCTCGAATACCTTTTTAAATGATTCATCTGCTCGCAGTACTGCAAATAGGAAGCAGTTAGGGTAGGTTTCGATATCAATAATCCAAGCTTTTCGTTTATCCATAAGTTCTCCTTTATCTGATCACAGGAGTGTACTGTAAAAGAAAAGCCCCGTCAATCGGGGCTGTTGTAAGATTACAAAACCTCAAAATTTAGTAAAGCCAAATATACATCTTCATCTAAATCATCTTTGTATCTATTTGCGGTTTCAATAATTGTTTTCTTTTTAAATGTTTTATAAGCTTGAGAGGCTTCTTCTGGTGTATAGAAGATACCAAGATAAGTTTCCAAACCAACCGACGATCTACATCTGGCAACATACTTAAATCCTTCCATAACTACACCTTGAGGAAGATCTCGTTTCTTACTTTTTGAAACGGTAACTTTATTAATATGTTGAGGTACTAAAGAGCATGTTTCTGGTGAGTAAACCTTATTACCCCGAACCTTCAAGTCTTTATCTAAATTGAAACCAAATTTACCATACTGTTTACGGTTCGTACACCATTCTGCAAAGTTCTGGTAGTTATGCCATTCTTCACACACTGTAACTGTTTCATAAGTTTTATGTAACTCTTTATAAACAGGACAATACGCACGTTGCATCATTTTGGACCAGTATTCATGAGCTTTTGAACCAAATGCTTTAAATTTACCTTCACCAAAATAACCTACACCATATGTAGAAGGTTGAAATGGATTCCATACATTACCTGTCCGAATATTACCAGTTGCAGTAATAATAGTACTGCCGTCATCAAATTCACAAATGGCTTTGTTCTTTGGCAACAGTTCAATGACTTTCATGTCACCACAAGATTTACTTTTGAATACTGAACCAACTGAAACAATAATATCAGATAATTGGAGACAACCGCAAGATTTTCTAGGATTAGTTTTATGATTCAAAGCTGAAACTGTAATAAACCGTTCATTGCCACAATCACAAATACATTTCCATTTGATAGGTTTTCTGCTAGCAATTTCAACTGCTGTTAATCTACCAAATCTTTTACCTGTTAAATCTTGCGCTTTCATAACTACCCTTTATAATTTTTCGTTTAAATAATCATCTAAGTCATATAACCGATGTTTTTCATTATCGTAATAATATTTACCTGCAATGCCTGTTTTACCCGTCCAGCGGATCTTAGTAGCTTTCATGATAGTGGTATTCTTCTCCAATTCATCTTCAGCTTCTTTATTTCGAGAGAACATCAAATTGCAAGCTGCGCTTTTATAAATCGCACTGTTACCCATTAAGTCTTCTTCATGTAGATCTGCACCTGTGCTACCAGACTTCTGACCGTTACTTGTTTTTCTCGTATGACATACATTCAAGAACGTACACATATGAGATTTTACCATACCTTTTTGCCATGACATAAAGTTCTCTTGGTCCTCTAGGGGTAGGGAACTGATAATATCATGAAGTGGATCAAGTACGATAACTTTGCAAGCACATGAAATGATTAGATTTTCGATTGCAGCTTGAATATTTGTTACATCACCATCTCGATCATCAACTAGGAAGAACCTTGGTTCACCATGCTCATTGTTAAATAACTCATATTCTTTTTTCTTGATATCTTCTTGTTCCATCATTTCAAATGCAACATCTGGACCAAGTAGTTCAAGTTTCTTTGAAATATGACGGGACAACAACTTGATACCATACTGACCCGTCGTACTTTCAAGAGTTACGATCCCTACTTTGTGGGGTGAATTAAAAAGCATGAAATATAGAATTTCATCACAAATGGTCGATTTGCCAGTTCCGCTAGCTGATCCAAGGTTTACGATTCGTCCAAGGGGTATCCCACCAGCCATCATATCTTGTAACTTGTGCATGAATGGTGGTAATGGAATTCGTGCTACCTGAATCTCTTCACGCATTGCCTTTGAAATTTCATTACTTGCTACAACTCCTACAGGAACATAACTCTTAGCAGCATAGAAGTCACTAATGAACTCCTTGTCCTTACCTTTTTCAAGATACTCATTTGCGTCTTTATAACGCATTTGCATGATCTTGATCTTACCTTTCGGTAAGACAGGAATAATCTTTTCAGTAGCTTCTTGACCAGCCCGATCCGCGTCGAACGCAATCACGATTTGTGAAAATGAGTCAAAAAAGCTATAGTTCGCTGCGATTTGCTTTTGAGAATTAGCTCCAGTTGTGGGGCTAACAACCGCTGTCTCAAAGTCACTACCTCGTTTGGAATTATAATCCTTCAGCATTTGGTATGCTGCTAACGAGTCTGCTTCTCCTTCTGTGATTAGTAGATACTTACCTCCACGATTGAATCGGAATGACATGAACATTTCACAGTCTGCACCTGTTCGGCCAATCGAGCGAAAGTTTTTCGGTACTTCTCGGATCTTATAACCACTGATCTGACCTTCCTGCGTCACAGGATAGTA